CGGAACCGCGACAGACGCGGAACCGCCACAACACGAAAGAGAGGTTAATAGCAATGATTGATAACACTAGCCTTTATAGGGTGCTTTACACTAGCACGGCTATAGGTAGACGGATGTATGAATTGGGAAAACGCATTGATGGATATGAATTACATGATGTATATAGAATCCCGTCATTCTACAAAAGGCGCGCATACGATAACTGCTATCGTGAATTTTTAGCAGATAATGACGCGCGCATGTTTAGAATCACTTCTCATAACTGTAACTATTTTACGGTAGCATGGGACACTTCTTGCATAGATCCAAAAACCGGTGCGATAGAACCGTGTACTTTGATAGATACAGGCAGGAACCGCTATTTAGTGATTGACGTATAAGCCGAAACACGGCGCAAGCCGTGTCGTCGAACCGCTAACCGGGTTCGGCCTGACGATGGCAGGTTCTATCGATTAAGGCAAATGGAGTGTGAATTTATGAAAATTAAAGTCTATTCAAAAGAAGTGTATGGCACACTGAATGCCTATGACGTGACAGGAAAGAACGGAACACAAATACACCGTACAGGCTGTGCATATAATTCACGGTTCAACGGCAACCCGGTTTTCGAGAACAAGTATACCGTTATCGGCCACATCGGCGGCGAGTTTATAGGGGTCAGGTGTCTTGACTATGCAAGCGCCCGCGCACTATTCAACGCAATGGAAGCTCAATAAGCCGAAACACGGCGCAAGCCGTGTCGTCTAACCGCTGACCGGGTTAGGCCTGATGAAGGCAGGTCAATGAAACACAAAGGAGGTGCAATTATGAGAACAATAAAGGCTTTAGCGCTGGTGCGCGGAAACGTTTTGTTAAGCGTAGTCGTTATTTTCCAGAATGGGGAAACGGTTGAATTGCCGGTCACACCTCAAAAATGGGAAAAGCGTAGACTGATGAGCGACTTTATTAGAAGGCTACTTAAAGCCAACCACATGAAAGTCAACGGGTATAAACTAGCAGAAGCCAATGTGTACGACATCTATTACATAGACGTTGAAGCTCTCACAGTAGAAAGAAGGTTGTCATAACATGGAAGAAATCAAAATCACGTTCGACAATGAGGGCATGCAATTTGCGGTCAGCACTACACCAGAACACTACACGCAAGCGGTCTACGCTTTAATTGAAGCAGGATTCGAACGTTTCAATGAACTGGACAAATTGTGCCTGTTAGGCGCTCTGTACAAAGCTATCAAATTATATCCAGAGGATGAAGACGATGGAGATTCGGAAATTTATTCTTGACCTAAAGCCTGACGGGTCAGTGAAGTGGGCTGAGGTAACCGACAGTGAACGCGGTGAAGTATCTGCCTATAAAAAGATTGCCGAACATTGCGAGACTATGATGTTCTTATTTCAAAACAACAAAGATAAGTATGAAGCGTACAGAAATGTGCTGATATTGTGCAAGCGTCTAGGCAACTTGTGGTAACAGTTCCAGCGGGTTCACCTATAAAGCCCGCTTCCAACGGCAAAAGCCGTAAATAAAAACTTCTAACAAAGGAGACAAATTATGAAACAGTATGAAGTGATGTATTTTGGAAGCGACAACATTGTCAGAACCAAAATTGTCGAAGCCGACAACGCCATCGAAGCCCGCAAAAATGTAACCAAAGAGGACGGCACCTTTATTAAGGCCAGACAGCTTGGCCTGCATCGTAAAGCCGTGACCTACACTGCCGTATACCTGTTCAAAGACGGCGAAGGCGGGTACTACGCTGAGTCGCGTGATATGGAACTCGGTGGTTATACCAAATCCCGCAAAGGCGTCGTGAATGCTTGCCACAAGGATGCTTTGGGGGAACATCCGGAAGCCCTCACGGTATACATTGACAACATTAAGGACAAGGAGTGATAACAATGGCCATTAAAAATCAGGGCAAAAAATCCGAAGCTATCAAACGCAAGAAGTCACGGAAGTTCATCAATATGCCTGACGCCGTGGGTATGACTTTCGTGCCGGAAAACGGCATTTGGATGAACAACGGCACTTATAGTCCGCGGCTGTCTATCGACATTGACGAACACCAGACGTTGAGCGGCTTCACGCGCCACATCACTTTGCAAGGGTGCAAATGCGTAGTAGTTGAAAACGCCAAGGGCTACGCGGAACTTGTTATCACCCCTGACGACGAAGACGACGGCAACGACTTGCCGTTCTGACGACTACAAACCAGACCCGGCAAGATCAGGGCCGGCCGGGATGCAAGGGATGCGGGGAGGGGCATCTTTATATGGAGGACATATGAACAAGTGGGGGCATAGGAACGCCAGTCAGTACCTAAGCAATGACCCGTGGTGGAATCTAGGCGCTGCTATTGTCCGCGAAGCAATAGCGAATGACGACATCAAGTTTATGAAATCTGAATGGTGCAACCGCTTAGAAAGGAATATGGGTCTGCATATGAGTGTCTATGATATGTGGAAATATAAGAAACGGTTAAAGGGGGAAGAGAAGAAATGCCGTCAAAACTGCAAAGAATGAGAAATGTCGTAAAGCGGTACGGCGCGGAATATGGATGGGAATGGAATAAAGAGACAGGTTTGCTCTACGCACCGTCACGGCACGGACTAGATTACTTCGACAGTTACCTGATAACTGACGATATTCAAAACGGCATTAACAGAGCAAAGGAATTACAAGAAGCCATCAATTACCTAGGCAATTACGAACTTAGAGAAGCGGCAAGAACCTTGCGTCGCCGTGGCACCTCAAAAGACGCTACAGAGGAATTGTATAGACAAAGGGCTATTGAGTTAATAGGAAAACAAAGACAGCGCGTCTCTGAGTCGGCTGACGATGTGACGCGGATTCTTAATTTTGAAAACATCTATAGAGAAAGTTCCGAATCTGCAATGCGCCAGACACCTAGAGTCCGCGCAAGCGCAAAAGGCGTTCGTAGAAGGGTAGAGAGAGGTGGTGAAGTGCTATTGAAAGCGCTCCAAAGTGACGCTTTCTTTGCAAGAACAAATAACTTTACCGCTGAACAATACGAACGACTAAAGAATTTTGCAGCGTTGTTAGGATTCAATTTGGAAGCAGCAGCCGATAAGTACAAACTACAGCTAGGCGACCCGTATAAAGCGCTAGAGAAGGCATATATGGAAACGCAAGAAAAGGTTGCCGAAAAACTAAATCAAATAAAGGAAAACAAAAAATTGTTGCAAGAATACGGCGGTTCGGAAGAATTCGCTCAGTTAATTAAATCGTATGGGGTAGACTTCACATGAGATCGTTGTTCGATATATGTAATAATATGACAAAATCGTATATCGAACGAAACAAGAGAAGCAAAAAGAAGAACATACCATACTCAGACTATTTACTGTCATTCGACATCGAGACGACTACATGGGAAGATGGAACCTCTAGCGTATATGTATGGACTATTGCCGGAGCTGATTACAACGAACTTGTAAATTGCAATTGTAACTCAGATTTAGATAGAGTATGCGACAAATACACAGCAAGAACTTTACAGGAGTTTGATACGGCCTTAGTCAATCTTAATGAAGCGGCAGAAGCAACCAACGCACTGTTCTTAGTGTTGATTTACAACCTAGCGTATGAATGGAGTTACATCTCAAAGAACTGCGATTTCTTTATTAACAACATCGATTTAGATTACCCTACAGTCTTAGAGGGTAGACATAACGCCATGAGCGTTAAGGCTGGAAATTTGGTGTTGCTAGACGCAACAAGAATTTTCGGGTTAGGTTCTCTAAAGCAGAACGCCGCTAAATACGGGTTTGAAAAACTTGACTATGACTATGAAGTAAAGAGACATCAAGAGACACCTCTTACTGAACAAGACTATATATACAACCAAAATGATACATTGATAACACTAGGAGCGTGGGCCAAACGTGTTCACTACGGTGGCTATAAGCACTTAGCAAATGTCCCATTAACCGCGACAATGATGATTAGGGACAGCCTTAAAAAGAACGAAACCATAAACGCACAATGCGGAACCAGAACGCACTGGAAACACGACAGGGGCAGAGGGAGAAAGCAAGTAGAGAAAGTACGGTTGTTTGAACAAGCGGTAGATATAGCCAAGGACGTGTTCTCAGATTTTGAAATCGAAGACATCGCCCAATTTCTTGAATCCTGCTTTTCTGGCGGTTACTCGCATTGCAACATTATGGAACAAGGGAACCTATTATATAATGTAGGAAGCGCCGATCTAGTAAGCGCGTATCCTGGCGCAATGCTTTGCCATTGGTTCCCTAGAAAACTTATAGAGGTAGAACCTTCAACAGAAAAGCTAGAAAACATACTAGCCACATATGAGGACGACTTAGCCGCTTATACTAGAAAGAAGTTAAAAGCATTTTGCGTATGCGAAGTTGAACTTAGAAACCTTAAAGCTAAACGATTTCACAACGAAAACGGTGAGTACACTATTCCGCTAATATCAATACACAAAGTGGACAATATAAGCGAGAGAAACCTGATAGATAACGGGAAGATATTGGAATGCGACTACCTATCAATTCACTGTTCTTCCATCGATCTAGCCACTTGGCGAAACTGTTACGACTTCGATATTGATTTTGTCCATCGCTTGATTATAGGTACAGACATCCAGAGACTTCCCAAGTATTGGATTAACGCTGTAATATATACCTATAACGCCAAGAAAATAATGAAAAGGGTGATAAAGCTATATGAAAAGGGTGAAGATTGGGAAACTGAGTATAGAAAAATACCAGAATGTAACGATAGTGAAATATCCCACGTCAAGAATATGGCATTTGATGATGCACTATATTATTTGGACATGGTACTCCATCAGAGGAAAGCTGAACTAAACGGGCTGTACGGAATTATGGTAATGCACATCATTAGAGCCGGATATCAATACAACACTGACAAGGAAGTAATTAGGGTTGACGATAATATCAGAAATCCCAAGGACGGTACTTGTTATTTGTGGGGCATCATTATAACCTCTATCGTCCGTCTATGGGAAATGTCTTTTTCGCATTATGCCTTTAGCAGAGGTTGCGTCCCTCTTTATTGGGACACCGATAGTTGCAAGTGTGCCGTTCCCAAAGGAGTTGACTTTGAGGATATAGTTAACTGCTTCAATAAGCAGGCAGGCGCTATCGATGGAGAAGTCCCTGAGATCGGCACTTATGAATGCGAAGAGATTTATCTCGCCTTTAAGTCTCTGGGAGCCAAGAGGTATATATACTTCGAAAAGGACAAAGACGGGAATTACAAATGTAGAGTTACGATAGCGGGTTTGCCTAAAAAGATGTACGCAGGTTTCCTCACTAAGGTGTTGTACACCAATCTAAAATATAGCGAATTAAATGTAGCCATAGCCAATACTGCATATTTCTTCAAACCTAATATGTATGTAGAACCGGATAGTACAGATAAATTGATACCCAAATATTTCAATGAAGATAAGCCGACAACTCACAAGTTAGTTGACCACTTAGGAAACGAAACCTATGAAACATATTATTCCGGGGCTACACTAACCAGAGTGCCGTTTGCCATTATGTCAACTGATAGCGCGATAAACAGGGATTATCAATCACTCTGTGATGAATTACAAGGTAGAGTTAACGACAACCTAGAGCCGCTAACTGTATCTAAGGAAGGTGATAAGTATACTGTAAAAGAAGGCAAGATATTTGTCCCCGATATTAGCGTCTATATGATGCAGAAAGATGTGAGGTTGTATCAATGACAGTAGCAGAACTAATCAGTGCGCAGTCTACCGGCAAGATGCTGCCGATGGTACTCAGGGATGCAGATACAGGCGCAATTCTGCGCTATCCTTGGGAGCAGTCTTATAGTCCACTGCTAGGCTATAACTCGCCAGTAGTTAGATGGGATGTGAGTTACACAACACCTTTTGGCGACGCATTAAATATTTACATTAGGAGTTACTAAGATGAAAATAATTGACTTATTAGACATTCTAAATCCGGATAGAAGTGTACTAATCATTAGAGCAGGCAACTTTCTACCGAGTGTAGAATATGATAGTATTAAAAGCGTTGAATTAAAGTTTGCGCTCGAAGAGGTCGATGGACTCGACATGAATACCGGAACCGGCAGTTATGAGATTTATACCTTTTGAGGTGATAATATGAAAATTAACGATTTACTTAACGTGTTAGATGACGATGTCATATGTAATGTTATAGTGCATATTGACAATCCTTTTGGAGATAATACAGGTATAAACAGCACATTATGTAAGAAAAAATGTAGTGAAATAAGAGATATGAAATATAACATTGCTAATATTAACGTATCGCATCTAACCGTATATAGGATGTTAAACGGGGAACCAGCAATGTTGATTGTTATAGATGGTGTAATGCAATGAAATATCATAGCATGAAAAGAATGTGGGATTCCGGTGCAGATTACTGCTTCACAGTAGGGGGTAGAAGCAACGGAAAATCCAGTGATATGGCGATACGGTTGATAGAGGATTACATCAAAAACGGTCGCGCATTTGCCCGGTTGGTTCGTTATGTGTTTGATATGCAGGACAAGTATGTTGCGAATTACTTCTCAAACAACTATGTGCACGACACGTTAAAAGAGTTATATAACATACACATATGGTACGATTCCCCTTATTATTTTGGGGCGTACTACGACGACGAAAAACGAAAATTTGTTGTCGGTGAAGTAATGAATCTGAGCGGGGAAGAAAAATATAAATCTAATCAGTATCCTAACGTGTATAACATCTTAATGGAAGAATTCGCATTACAGAACGTTGAGAAGTATGCACCTGACGAAATAGGGCAATTCAACTCAATACTTTCAACCATAGTGAGACGCAAGGAAGGTTGTCGGGTCTTCTTCATCGGTAACACTGTTTCAAAATACAATCCTTATTTTGACCACTTCCATATCAACATAGACCAATTAAGGTTAAAGCCGGGAGATTTCAGATGGGTGCCCCAGAATAAAACCAGATTCGAACAGCCAGCTAAGGTTGCAATCGAATTCGCAGAAATGGGCTATGAAGATGAAACAGAAATACCTAGAATATTAAGGGTTGACGACAACGAAACTGCCGTTACCGGATTATACCTAACGCCACAAGATGTAATAGATTCAAAAGAAATAAATTTTGATAAAGAACTTGATTGCTATGTGGTATTGGTAGGGGATTATAAATTCAAAATGCACGTTTTCGCCTGCTTCTGCTATTGGGAAATGTGCGTAGGAAAAGATAAGAACGCCAAGCCAAACGCAATGGTTAAAACTAGATGCTACGAGTTGGACAGATATTTCTATAACTTTATAAAGAACTTTGACCCTCCTATGCCTACAGAATGGTATTATGATACCGACTGGACGAAAAACTACATTTACAAAAACGTTGATAAAATATAAAAAGGCCGCGCCGTAAGGCGCGGTCGTTGTGTTAGTCAGTAAAACCCATGAAGCCTAGCATGCGTGCCGGGATAGAGGTATTCCACTGGCTAACGTTAGTTTGTGAAGAGAACGTGGCATTTGTGGAGATTGCCCCGGTATTAGGATCCCATCTAATATACGGGCTTTCGGTTCCCGACAGGTTGGTAACGTTCAACCATGGAATAAACATCTGCTGATTGTATGGGCGAAGGCAGAAAGGCATCGTTCCCAATGAAGCCGTATTGCTTGTTGACGTACCATAAATGCCAATGTTAATCTGATCTCCGGAATCAATAGACCAGAATAAAGTCATGCCGTTATTAAGATTCACTCGCTGTTTGTTCCACGGCCATATCACGCTGCCGGACATTAGCCACTGATAAAGCATTCGGCACGCCTGATTAGTGCCATTAGCAGTTGGGTGGATATTGTCAGACTGGAAATATTGAGACGTATCCCCAGTCCAGAGCCATAAATACGAATTAGGGCAGAACGGCGTTGCTGAATGCTCGCAACCCAGTTTGATACCCTCCCATATATTGTTAGGGTACGCCCTCGACACCCAGTTATACACCACTGCAATTTTTGCATTGGGGAAAAGCGCTTTTGCCGCATTGATGGTAGCCTGTACAGCGGTGTCTTCGTCTGCTACGCCTTCGTCGCCGTCGTTAATACCGCCCTCAATCAGAACGAAGGTGACGTTATTTTTATACGACTGTGCCGCATTATAAACGACACCACCAGACGAAAGCATACCTTGGAAACTGCCCTGATCTCCCGCAATCCGGAACCCGCCCCCGCCAGACGCAAAGTTATAATGCGCTCTACACCCCGGCAGAATAGAAGCTAGCACATCACCCCACTTCGGATTCTGGTTGAGGTAACTGTCCCCAATAAACACGCAAGTATCAAAATTGAAAACATTAAGGCTATTGATATTTGCTTCAATGTTTGATACCCGCGTCTCCAACGGGGTAAGCTGTTCAGAAATAGTCTGGTCTACATTGTCGATACTGGTTTTCAGCGTAGCAAGCCAGGCTCCAATATATGTCCGCTCGCAGTTAGAGCCAACCACAATTTGCGCGCCCTGGCCGATAAGTTTTGTCGCGCGGTAGAAATTCCCATCATTGGCTATGAAGTAGAACCCGCTCAAGATCAATTGCGTGCTCTTTCCGCCAATAGTCTGAATGGGGTAACTGGTAACAATGTTCCGTACATACTCCTGCCACTCATCCGGCAACCCTGCAATCTCGTTTTCCACCTGCCGAATCGCCTGCTGCCGCGCCTGCGTCTCCGCACTCAGCGCAGTAGCCGTTCCCGTATCGTGAACGTTATAAGCGGTGCCGTCAATTTTAATTTTGTCAAAATTAGCCATGATAAAACCCCCTTAGGCCGTCGGTTCGTGATCGGACGTGATGAATGCAATAGTCTCCGTGCCGGATTCATAACTGATTTCCAGCCGCGACAGATTGAGAATTTCCTCCACCTGAGACTGTGCAGTCTCGGCTGCGGTCTGTGCACTCTCGGCTGCGGTTTGTGCAGCGGTAGCCGCAGTCCGTGCCTGCTCGGCAGTTGTGCTTGCTTGATTGGCGGTTTGTGCGGCCTGCGTGGCCGTTTGCTGAGCAGCCTGTGCCGCTGTACGCGCGGTCACGTCCTTAACGTTAACGTCTTGGTTCTCTAATCTGAAAATTGATACGTCAGGCATATTGCACCACCTTATCTAGCGGCTTTGATGATGATTTTCTGTTCGGGCTGCGAGTATGTATGAGTATCACCCACTACCTCACCAACAGGGGAAGAAGGCCCGGTGCGCACCCAACCCAGTTCGATGCTAGTGTCAGCCGCATTATACACAGCATATGCAGTGTTGTACACCTCATTGATTAGGTCTACAACGGAAACCTGATAGCAGTTAGACCCTGGAATGATGATTGTGCCGATAGGAATGACCTGAGGTGTATATACCAGGGTATCACTCGCCCAAAATACAGACTGAGCGGGGATTTCCTGAGTAGCGCCTGCACCAATCTCCTGCTGACCTACCGTGATAGCCCGTTTAAGAAAAGTAGTAAGGGTCTCAAGAGAGAAGATGGGTGTCCAATAATCGGTGTTGGAAATCTGAACGCCAAGAGGAACCGGCTGAACCGACAAATACGCGGTGCCGTCTTTGGGGTCAACTACAACTGTGTTCTGCGAATACTGAGTAGTAATGTCCCAGTCAATGGGGTCGGCGTAAGTGATAACGCTGAGTGCAGCAAGATCGGACAGCTCGTTCACAACCTGAACAACCTGACAAAGCAACTCATAATCGCTTTGCCCCTGTACCCACGTTGTAAGGTTAACACAGGAAGGGAAGCCCTTAACTTTAGGGAAATCCATTAGTACACCTCCATGAAGCAGACTGACAAACCAGAGATAATCATATTATAAACGTTTTGCAACGATTCAACAAACACCTTATACTGTTCGGCACGAGTTTTCCCAAGGCTGCCAGTAATCTCGCGAGTGTAGTTCCGCTTGTCACTGTTGGTGCCTTGGCTGGATTCCTGTGAAGTAGCTTCACTACTACCGTTCATGCTGGATTCGGCAGAATCCTGATTGCTAGTATTCCCGCGATTTTTCTCTGCCCTACTGGCATAAGTATTAGCTTCAATATCGTTTTCAACATTGAGAAGCGAAGCGGGGGTGTTGCTGCCTACTGTCAAATTGTAGGAATTTCCCGACTGAGTTCCGCTAGACTTAGAGGAAGAATCACTTTTACCGGTAGAAGAACTATTGCCGCTAGTCTCAAATGCTTTCTGCCCTTCGGAAATATACTTTTCCAGAAAGTTGGAATCTTTAATGATGCTGTTATTATCATAAAACGCCTGTAGGAGTTTACAATAATAAGGCATGTTTAGATTCATCCAGTTATTTATGAAAAGTTTGAACTTGTCGGGGATGTCGCATATCTCGTCATAATAATACTTTTGCTTGATTAAATTATTGAGATAGGCGCGAAACGCTTCTGGATTGTCTGCGGTAAAGTCAGGAACGGGATATGAATCCATACCCCAATCATACTTCATGTTATCAAGAAGCACGCCAAGTTCTACGGTGTAGTTAGCCAACAGAACCACCTCCAGAAGCGGTAGAAGCAGAAGTGCGGGTATCTCTATAATCGCTATTCCATCCGGTGTAGTTATAGTTTTTGGTCTGTTCAAACTCAGGATTCGCGTTCATTTCATCGACAGACAACTCAACACTAACGTTTAGACCAAATTTAGCGTTAATAGCGTCACACGCTTCTACGCGGGGTTTAAGGAAAGTGTTAGCGAAAGCGTTCGCCTTTCGGTTGAACTGAAAGACTTCATCATCAGTTCTGCGTTCTCGTTTTTCGTCAGCGATAGCCAGCCCGATCATGTTCAAATACTCGTTCATGATTGTTACCTTCATATCCTGAACCGAACCCGCAATGAAAGGCGCTTCTGTTTTCAGAACCTGAATCTTATTGCTAAGGTTGGTTAGAGATTTAGGAAGATACATTACAGGAACGTTTCTGACAATCTTCTCGAAAATCGCTTTGAGCGACCTCTCTTCGCTTTTCTCACCGGCTAGGATGTAAGGGGTCTTCTGTGCTTGCAGGTTTACATCCCTAGTGCTATCTAAGTCGTATAGAGCGGACGCATATCTAAAAGCGGTTTGCGCTGTCGGGTATCTATCGTAATTGTTTCTAATCTGAACACATTCCTCAGACGTCATTACAGGGAAAGCTGCAACCGGCGAGACTGGCTGAAACATACTGGGAAGTCCGTTGACATCCCGTCCACTAGCTGCCCCTTTAAGGGCGAGATACCCATAGTTGGGGTCTTTGAAGAAAATGGCAAAACCGTAGTTGAACAGGTGTTCTTCCAAAACCATTTGCGGAATAGTGTCGGGGAGGTTATGCCATGTGAACATGGTGGTTGCCAGTTCTTTAAGTTTGAAGAAATAGTCAGCCCACTGCCAATTACTATGAATCATCGGGACGACTTCTTTGTCGAAATTAAACATATTGCACCTCAAATAGGAACATAATCTCTAGGGTCTGCTCTATAGCTAGTTCCGTATCCACCAACCCAAACTTCCAAATGAAGGTGATAGCCGCCGCCAGAACCGGAAACATTACCGGAATTTCCCGAAAGTGCTATAGTTTGACCTTGCGTGACAGTGTCGCCAACGTTCACGTTCAACTGGCTATTATGAGCGTACAGCGTATAGAATGTGTTTCCGGTGTCGTCGTCATGGCGGATAACGAGCATATTGCCCCACGACATATTTCCTGTTGTGGTATGGCCGTCCCAATCCTGACGGGTAACGACAACCCCCTGCTGCACGGCTCCTACAGCCGTTCCGTTGGCTACGGCCATATCTGTACCGCCGTGACCGCCTTCACCGTACTCCTGAGAAACGTAATAGCTGCCAGAGGGTAACGGGGAAATGTTGTGCGCCAAATCAAAGATGTAGTCGCCCGGTTCCGGGTCAGGGCCGGGGTCGGGGCCAGGAACGTCGCCGCCCCTGTTTAGAATAATGACGCTATAATCAACGTCATTCTGAGGGAAGGTGCCGGCGAATAAATCCTGATTATCCGCTATAATCGTTGAGGTGGATACGCCAGAATGCTTAGAAATGTTCTTTACATCCTCAAACCATGAACCGGGATAGCGTGGTTTTATGGCAACGTAGACTGTAACATCCTGGGCTAGCATATTCTGTATATCGCTCCACGAAGCCATTACAACACCCCATTGTCCTGATTAAAGTTTCCGTATTCTCTATCGTATACCCAGAAGAAAATACCGTTGCGGAACGCAGCCTTAATTCTCAATTCATCTTCATCGGGACAATTACCGTCAAGCATAAGTTCACTAACCTTTACATACGTCCACGACTTGCGGGCGTGGAGGTTGGGGATGCTGTAGGTATTTTGAGCGTAACCGTAGACATCGAGAAACTGGTCGTAGCGTTCGGCTATTCTGGCATCAGGAACTATCCAACCATACTGCACCTGAGTGTCACCGGACGCGATGAACGGGTTAGACTGAGCCACGTTTCCGGTTGCAGGAGCGTTATAACTTTCGTTTATATATGCTAACTGCTGAGAAATTTCATCAATACCGGAAAAGTTATAATATAGCGACGCTACGTTATTAACTAAACTAGCGGCGCTACCTGCTATTGATGAAATATCATCAGAAATGCCGTCAGACAGGTAATTCAAAGGGTTCATCATATCGGCTACACTTCCGCCGATGCTTGCGGCTGAACCGATAGCGCCTATGCCAGAATTAAGAGAATTAACAGTTCGTTGAGCGTTGCTGCGTTCGCGGAAGATAGAATTTGAGATATTATGCAGATTGAAATCATTCTTATATTGATTATATGCCCATGTAGATTCTGGAAACGTGAACATAAAACCAAGAATGTTTGAGCTACCAGAAACACCTCTCTTGCCGTAATTGCTGACGTAGCAATATACAGCCCCGCTAGTCATATCTTGGGAAAATCTAAGATCGACAATATCACCACTACAGAAATCTGGCGTGAACTTAATTTCCTGACCAAACCCAGTTACATACCCATTTACGAAAGCGCCGGATAACAGTTTTTTATTCCTAGGAACATACCCAGCTATGTCGGTAGGGTGCACCGGGTAAGTTGCTGCATAACTGGTTTTTCCCTGCTCAGAGCCAAAAGCGGTATGCTGCTGAATTCTGCTAATTGCGTTGGCAGTTCCGTTTTTCACATAGCTTGAAAGAAAATTGTTTGGAAGAACGGTGTCATTGTAAACATTAGCAGAGCCGGAATACATACCGCCAATGGCTACGCCAGTCATGGGTTCACCGCTTGCAGTAGATGTGGCAAATATTGAAATCCAAGTAGGGTCGCAATCGACACTACCAGCATTTTGATAAATAACCTGAGAACCACCAATCGGCTCCGGTATAATGTTATCGCCCGGGCTATCGGTTGTAGAATGCTGGCGCTCAATAAAGCTTGTCATGAGCGACCAATCGAACATCCACGTCTGAATGGGGTCTGTTTGCAGGTAGAACTTGACGCTGTAGTCGCTCGCCCATTCACGTTTAACGATGAACGCATAGAACCATTTAGAAGAGAAGTTGGTGTTTTGATACATGACGTAGTTAAAACGCCAAACATCTTCTTCGCGGCAACCCAGAACGATAGCGTTGTCCTTTTTGACATAGGTAATGTCGTTAAAGACTACGTTATCAGACTGAGATAGGAACCAAGAAGTTTGGGTATCCCTGTCAGGGAACCACAAAGTGCTTCTAAGCTCAGAATCGAAACGAACGTTTAGGAGCCTAAGATTAGAATCCGGAGAAAACATATTACCACCCTTTCCACCAACCAACCACCCATTTGATATAGATTTACTTCTTTGTGCCGCTAGAAATCTTCACATCAGCAGAACCGGTAGCAGCGACCGGAGTATCTGTAGATTCAGGCTTACCCTGCTGGGTTGGCTCGCCGGCCTGCTCGGCTTTTTCAAGTTCTTCGATGACTTTCTGCGCTTCGGAGGGAGACATGGTGGAGACGGGGTCACCGGTGATGGTGCGAGAGGGCGTATTGTATGTTTTAGAGCTGTCTGCCGCAGAGGTGGATTTTACGAAGAAGGTTCCGGCAGCATCCGGAGAAATATAGACATACCCGTACTGGTCAACGGTCACCGTGCCAGATGTAATACCATTATCTACAATGCTATAAACAACCCCCTTATTGGCGACGCCGCCAGAGACGGACACTGTTGCGGTTACCTTGGTAATAGAACCGGGGGGAGGTGTTGCGACGAGAGAAGAAGAGTAGTTAATCGCGTCCGAAGTAATCCCTGTAATAGAAACAGTTCCTGCACTCTGCGAGGACATATATACGACATTAGAGAACGGGGATGCGGAATAGGTACGCCATACATGATAGAACTCATTCCAACTGAGACCATCCGCGTTATACTGCTCGGTGTACATATCGAGGTTATCATAGAACTGCGGGAAATTACGGTCGCAGATGATAGCACCGATGGAGGACAGAGCAGTCAGGTCGACGGGCTCAGGTCGGGTGTAATTCGGGTCTTTGGCGAGCAGCATGTCGAGACGGTCAAGTTCGCCGTTGTTGAAACTGAAAGAATCGACCAAAACCTGACGACCGATAAAGGTAACTTTATCGAGGTTGAAGGCGTTCGCGAGAACATCAACGTCAACATTGGCGGCGGTATCGGTGGTCATCACGCAATAAATATCTTCCGGCAGGGAATAGTTGGGAACGCCGGCAATGTTGTATTCACTGGACATGAAGCCGAACTTACCGGTCAACTTCTTGACGCTTTTAACAAACTCGGTGGAGGTGGCGGCGTCGGTAATGGGAGTGTAGTTTTGCACTTTGACGGAGCCGCTAAGGAACATCTGAGCGAAGGTGTACTTCATCATAATGAACTCGTCATATCGAGCAGCGGTGTACACCTGCCGGATAATGTCCTGAATCAGGGAGACAACGCCGTTAGCGGACAAGAAAGCCTGTTTTAGCTGCTGGTAGGAAATGGTGACCGCATATTTGGTCTGCAAATCCATGGCGTGGAACATGGTGCGAACATCAGGCAGACGACGCTTGAAAACGTTGGCGGGACTGTTCGGAGCGTCGAACGGCTCGGCTTTCACCATATTAACAAACACTTCCTCAACGGTTTCACCGAACTCGACAGTGCCCTTCTTCATGAAGGCCCACGGGTTCTCATACATCTTGGAAGTGACTGCGACAACCGCAATGCGGTTGGCGATATTGACGAATTCATTCATCCGAGGTTGGAAAGCGAGAATGGCTTTACCGGCAGATCGGATACTTTCTACCGTCTGCTCAACGGTAGGGACGGCAGCGCGATAATCCAGAGACGCTTCGTTCCGGATAACGTTCATAATGCCAGCGGCATTTGCGTTAAGCTGGCTAACAACAGGTGTAATCATGTACTATCTCCTTTATTTACTCTTAAAGAGGTCGGCAATGGATACGGGGCCACCGTTATCCGTAACTGTAGATTTTTCCTCATTGGGGCCGGAAATGTCCTTGGGGACGTTGTCCCTACCCATAAAGCGGTTAACATAATCGCGGCGCAGGTTGTTATACGCTTCGTGCCAATTGCTAGACCCTTCGGGAACACCGTCCGTCATGGCGGAATTGATAGAATCAAATTCATCCATGACGCTAGATGCGATCTGCCCCTGGCGTTCAGGCTCTGCGGTAGCGTATTCGGACATAATAGCCTGCAACTCGTCTCGTGTCATTTAACTCACCTCCCATCTACTAGAATAGTTACCATTAAGAAGATCTAAGGAGGAACATTTAAGATAAATCTTATCCGCTTCCTCCTGAGTGAGAGGTTCAGTCTCAATGGTAAATGTGACTTTACAAGTTTTACCCATAATAACGAGAGTTTCGCAAAGACTCTCATAGTCACCTCTAGTAATGTCCTTAACAGTAATAATCTGTTTCTTACTGGTATTCACCGGAACACTCACAGACTTATACACCCCCAAATGTTTTGAAACCTGAGGAGTAGCGCAATAGAAATCGGAATCCAACCAATTTAGAGGGTTAACTCTCATTCCACCCAAGCGCACTTCAAAATGCAGGTGCGCGCCGTAGCAGTTGCCAGTCTCACCGGAATAGCCGATTAACTGACCTTCTTTAACCCTATCGCCGTTCTTAACACACATTGCGGATAGATGAGCGTAGTAGGTTTCAAGAAACTCGCCATCGTAATCGTCATGTTTAATGCGAATGAGATTGCCGTAACTTTGATTTCCGGTCTTAGTGTGGCCGTCCCAGTGTTGGAGCCAATTCACAACACCGCTTTCAGACGCATACACAGCAGTACCTACAGCCGCTCTAAGGTCGATAGCGTTATGAGCACTACCGTCATTATACGTCCAACCTGCCGTAATGATGTGTTGCGATAAGGGCCAAGCGAATAGCCGTTCACTATTACTTAGAAGCATTGTTGTCACCGTCCTCTTTAAGTTTGGCGAAAATCTTAGACAGAGGTTTAGCAAGCTGCGGATTAACCGCTCCAACGTTTTCAATACAGCTACCGATCTCCATAACTACAATGTAGATAGATACGGCAGATACGGCGGGAATGCTGTAATCAATATTCAAATATGGCAAAGAGTATTGCACAAAATAAGCCAGAACGAGAGCAATGACCTCACTAACCTTATGCCACATACCAACTCTCATAGTTGAAGTCTCAAAGGTGCCTTTACTATATGCCTTAACAAGTCCGGTAATAACGTCGAGAAGGATAGCAAGGCCGACAATCGCAAACGTGTTAATCATGACAATACTCCTAATATTAAAAATCCCGCTATCACTTATTTTGACAAATAGGTGTTAGCGGTTAAAGATAGCAAAGGAGTGACACCACATCACTCAATACGTTCCGGCAGGTTTCACCCCGGGTAGGCCCGGATACGCCATTGCTTCTTATCTATATCATAGCACAACTCTAGGAATTTGTCAATACTATGATAAAAATTTAACAAAGAAAAATTTGATTCGTTGATAGCTGAATTATTTATTAATGGTGAAAAAATAATAGTTATAAAACCTACAACTTATA